GACCTCGCGGTCTACGGTCTCGCAACCTGGCTGCGTCTCGGTGGCGACAAGATCGACTGGAGCGACCCGCCAAAATGGGCCCTGTCGGGCGAGCAGGCCGAGCCGCTGGGCAAGGGCCCGCCGGCACCCGAGCAACCGTCGTCTGGCGTGCGCAGCCTGGCTCATCTCGGCGGCCGCGGCGCGGCAGCGCAACGTGCGGGCGGCAACTGGGCGACGAGCTGGAAGGTCTGACCGCATGAGCACGCCCACCGTCGAACCCGTCGAGATCGCCGCCGGCGTCACCTGGGCGTGGCGGCGCGAGAACCTGACCGGGGACTATCCCGCGTCGGCCGGATGGACGCTCAGCTACTCGCTGCGCAGCGCCGCTGCCGCGATCGACATCTCGGCTTCCGCCGACGGCGACAATTTCGCGCTCTCTGTCGCCGCGTCGACCACGGCGGCCTACACCGCCGGCCGCTACGCCTGGACGGCGATCGTCGCCAAGTCGGGGGAGAAGCACGAGGTCGGCCGCGGCACGCTGGTCGTGCTGCCCAACCTGGCCGCCGCCGGCGCCTACGACGGCCGCAGCCACGCCCGCAAGGTGCTGGACGCCATCGAGTCGGTGATCGAGGGCCGCGCGTCCCGAGACCAGATGTCCTACCGCATCGAGGGCCGCGAGCTTGCCCGCACGCCGCTCGAGGACCTGCAGCGCTTCCGCATCTTTTACACGCAGGAAGTGGCCCGCGAGGAGATTGCCCAGAAGCTCGCCAACAACCAGGGCGGCGGCCGCCGCGTGCTGACCCGTTTCGGGAGATGATGATGAAGAAGCATGTGCCCGCGGTGCCCGCGCTCGGCGGGGGGATCGACCTCCAGATCGACGCCGCCAACACGGCGGACTGAATCATGTGGCCCTTTAAGGCCAAAGACCAGAACAGGGACCGACTGCCGCCGGTCATGCCGAGCTTCGCGCGCGAGCGGCCGGCGCACGGCTTCGTCGGCGCCAAAATCGACGACCTCTATGCCGACCTGCCGAGTGCGGTGCGCGGCATCAACTCGGACCTGCGTCCTGCACTCACCGTGCTGCGCGCCCGCGCGCGCCACCTCGAGCGCAACAACGACTACGCCAAGGCCTACCTGCACGCGGTGCGGCGCAACGTCGTGGGCCCTGCGGGCATCGGCCTGCAGATGAAGGTGATCCAGGAGAAGCCGTCGAAAAACGGCCAGCCCGTCGCCGACGCCATGGCCAACGCCCTGATCGAGCAGGGCTGGGACGCCTGGGGCCGCGACTGCACCGTCGACGGCATGACCTGGCAGGATGCCCAGCTGCTCGCGGTGTCGAGCCTGAAGCGCGACGGCGAGATCCTGGTGCGCAAGGTGCAGGGCTTCGCCAACCGCTTCCGCTTCGCCATCGAGTTCATCGACCCCGACCGGCTCGACGCCAACCTCAACGTGCCGCGCAACGGCACCGGCATCGAGCGCAAGAACGCCGACACCGAGATCCGCATGGGCGTCGAGCGCGACGGCTTTGGCCGCCCGCGCGCCTACCACATCCTCGCCGACCATCCCGGCGACGACATGGGCTGGACCTGGATGGGCCAGCGTTATGTCCGAGTGCCGGCGGGCGACCTGGTGCACATCTACGACCGCCACTGGATCGACGCCGCCCGCGGCGTCACCGGGTTCCGCTCGACGATTGCCCGCATGGCGCAGCTCGGCGGATACGAGGAGGCCGAGGTCGTGGCCGCCCGCATCGCCGCCTCGAAGGGCGGCTTTTACGAGGAAGAGATCTCCGGCGAGCTGAGCGGCCGCAAGGACGCCGCCGGCAACATCGTGCGCGACATAAAGCCCGGCGAGTTCGAGCGTCTCCCGGCCGGCGTCAAGTTCAAGCCCTTCGATCCGCAGCACCCGACCGGCGCCTTCGACCCGTTCGTCAAGGCGCAGCTCCGGGGAGCTTCCGCCGGTCTCGGCGTCAGCTACCACGAACTCAGCCACGATCTGGGCGACGCCAACTACTCCAGCCTTCGGCAAGGGGCGCTAGGCGACCAGGACGAATGGCGGCTCGACCAGGGCACGCTGGTGCGCGGTCTCTGCCAGCCGGTTTTTGAAACCTGGCTCGCGATGGCGCTGCTCGCCGGTGCGATCAATTTGCCGGCCGCGAAGTTCGACAAGTTCAACGCCGCCGTCTGGCGGCCGCGCGGCTGGTCGTGGGTCGATCCGAAGGCCGAGATGGCGGCCAACGGCGAGGCGCTCGACCGCAAGCTGACGAGTCATCGAAGGGTCTGCGCCGAGCGCGGCATCGATTTCGAGGAGCTGCTCGACGAGATCGCCGCCGACAAGGCCCTGGCCGAGTCGAAGGGCGTCGACCTCAACCCGCCACCGAAGAATCCCGCGCCGGAGGCGCGTCAGGAGCCCGTGACATGAGCAAGGAACTGAAGCTAGGCCGTCAGCGCCGCGTCGCGATCTTCGACAAGGCCTCGGCCAAGCCGGAGGAACGCACGATCGACGTGAGCTTTTCGTCCGAGGAACCGTGCGAGCGCTGGTGGGGCGTCGAGGTGCTCGGCCACAAGGCCGGCGAGGCCGACCTCGACTGGCTGAACGGCGGCACCGCGCCGATGCTCAAGGATCACCGCAACGAGGTCGATAACGTCGTCGGCGTGATCGAGAAGGCCTGGCTCGGCAACGACCAGAAGGGCCACGCCCGCGTCCGCTTCGGCAGCGACCAGGCGTCACAGGAGCTGTTCAAGAAAGTGCAAGACGGGATCGTGGTGAACGTTTCCGTTGGCTACGAAGTGCTGCGGTTGAAACTTGTAGAGGAAAACAAGGACAAGCCCAGCGTCTACCGCGTCACCAACTGGCGCCCGCTCGAGGCGTCCTTCGTCGCCATCCCCGCCGACATGACCGTCGGTGTGGGCCGTGCCGAGGGCGACGAGGCGAAGCCAATCCCCATCGACTTGCCCGAAAGGGCGTTTCCCGTTCCCCTTAAGGAGACCCGCATGTCCGAGACCACCGTCCAGCCGCCGCCCGTCAACCCCGAGGCCATCCTCGCCGCCGAGCGCCAGCGCACGGCCGACATCGAAACCCTGGCGCAGCGCCACAACATGGCCGACCTCGGCCGCGAGCACATCAAGAAGGGCAGCTCCATCGAGCTGTTCCGCGGCGTGCTGCTCGACAAGATCGGCGACGCCAAGCCGCTCTACGCGCCCCAGGGCGATCTCGGCCTGTCGCAGAGAGAGCTCGGCAGCTTCTCCATGGTCAAGGCGCTCGCCGCCCAGGCCTTCCCGCACGCCGGCATCAAGGTCGACTTCGAGCGCGAGTGCTCGGCCGAGATCGCCAAGCGCATGGGCGTGCAGCCGCGCGGCATCCTGATGCCGTACGACGTGATGACCGAAAAGCGCGACTACGAGAAGCGCGACCTCACCGTCGGCACCTCGTCTGCGGGGGGCTATCTGGTCGCCACCGAACTGCGCCCGCAGGACTTCATCGAGCTGCTGCGCAACCGCATGATGGTGCGCCAGATGGGCGCCACCGTGCTGTCTGGCCTGCAGGGCAACGTCGCCTTCCCCAAGCAGTCGGCGGCCGGCACGGCCTACTGGCTGGCGGAAGCCGGCTCGATCACTGAGAGCCAGCAGACGCTCGCCCAGGTCACGCTCTCGCCGAAGACGGTGGGCGCGATGACCGACTATAGCCGCCAGTTGCTGCTGCAGTCCTCGATCGCGGTCGAGAACTTCGTGCGCAACGATCTCTCCAAGATCATCGCGCTGGCCATCGACCTCGCCGCCATCCACGGCTCGGGCGCCTCAAACCAGCCGACCGGCATCGTTGCCACGTCGGGCATCGGTTCGGTCGCCGGCGGCACCGACGGCCTGGCTCCGGCCTGGTCCCACATCGTCGGCCTCGAGACGGCGGTCGCCAACGCCAACGCCGACGTCGGCACGCTGGGCTACCTCACCAATTCACGGACCCGCGGCAAGCTCAAGGTCACAGAGAAGGCCTCTTCGACCGCCCAATTCATCTGGGGCGACGGCGCGCAGCCGCTCAACGGCTACAAGGCCGGCGTCAGCAACCAGGTGAGCAACACCTTGGTCAAAGGCTCTTCGGGCGCGGTGTGCTCGGCGATCCTGTTCGGCGACTGGTCGCAGCTGCTGATCGGCGAGTGGGGCATCCTCGACCTGTTCGCGGATCCCTACATTAGCGGCGACGCGGGCAACGTCCGCATCCGTGGCTTCATGTCGACCGACATCGCCATCCGCACCGCGGCAAGCTTCGCCGCCATGCTCGACGCGCTGTCGGGCTAATGCCGAAAGGCTCCGGGCCGTCCGAAAGGGCGGTCCGGGGTCATTCACGAGCCCGGCAGGTCGGTTGGCCGGGCTCCTGAATGATCCTGAGCACCGCAACCGCTTCACCACTCATTTGAGGAAACGCCATGGCTATCAAGCCTGCCAAGACCCTGATCGTCACCGACGCCTGCCTGATCGAGGGCGTCCATACCGAAATCGACACCGTTTTGACCGACGTTCCATTCGGCGCCGCGATCGACCTGCTGAGCTCCGGCCGCGTCAAGGAAGCGACCAAGGACGACGTCGAGGCGGCCAAGGCCCGCGTCCCCGCCCGCGCCGCACGGCGCTAGCAGCGTGGCCGTCGAATCCGACGACGATCGCCGCACGTTTCTGGCGGATTTCGGCGAACTCCTCACCTACACCCACGGCGGCGCCACCGTCCCGCTCCTCGGCATCGTCGAGATGCCGGTCACGGTCGTGGCCGCCGCCGACGGGCCCGATCGGCTGGGCGTGCAGCCCATAGTGTTGTTCGCCGAGGCCGACCTGTCGGCCGGCTACGCCCAGGGCGACGCGCTGGTGATGCGCGGCAAGACCTGGCGCGTGCGCGCCGTGCTGCCCGACGGCGCCGGCATGGTGCGCATGGAGCTGGAGGCGGCATGATCCAGATCGAGGTCCGCACCGATGTCGCCGATCTCAGGCAGCGCCTGTCGGAGATCGAGCAGCGCAAGGTGCCGTGGGCGACCAAAAAGGCGCTCGACGCCACCGCCCAGTCGATCGTCGAGGCCGAGCGCGAGGAGATGCGGCGCGTCTTCTTGAACCCGCGCGCCTGGACGCTCGACAGCGTGACTTTTCGGCCGGCGACCTACGACAACGGCTCGGGCAAGTTCCAGGCTCGGCCGGCCGTCGTCGACTTCAAGGATGCCGACCTGCCGAGCTCGGCCGGCTACTACCTCAAGCCGCAGGTCCATGGCGGCGGCCGCCGCCACACGCCGTTTGAATCGCGCCTGATCCGCGCCGGCAAGCTGCTCGCGTCGGAGTATCTGGTGCCGACCCGCTTCGCCGACCGCGACGCGGCGGGCGATCTCAACCCCGGCCAGATCGGCAAGATCCTGAGCGATCTCGGC